TCGTACCTCCCATTCGGGAGTGGGCAATGTGCTAAGGTTAAAAACAAAGATGCCCTCTGGCGTAGAGTTCACATAGTAGGGTTTTGTTCCGTACTGTGTGGCTCTTGCGAGAAGGCTATCGTACTTGTCTTTCTCTATAAGCAAGTCATCGTAATGTGCTTGCCGACATTTAAGTTCTAAGTCAATGTTCTTTGATTCGCTGTAGCAATCGTATTTAGAATACTTATGTTCAGAAGGCTCTAAGTCTTTTATGTACCGAGCCTTTAGGAAATCGAAAAGCTCTTGTTCATTTTGTATCATTATTCTCCTTTAGGGCTATCTTCAGCAGTATCAAATAACCTATTAAATCGGAGACCGTATCTTCAGTTTTATCGTTAATGCCTTTATTCTTAATACGCATAATCTTATCATCGATACGAGCGCATAAAGAATCTACAGCATTACCCTTGGAAAATATATTAACTGGCTTGACAGCCGAATCACCATATGCTTGGTTCTTCTCAGAGAGAAGAGTTCCAATCTCATTTACAACAACCCAAATTTTTTCCTCTGTGGTCTCCATCTACACAAACATTAACAAATTACTCTAAAAATTCAACCTCGAATTTATACACCATCTTCTTATCAAGATATTCAATCACCAATCTACCATTTGTAGGATTAAAAAAGACATATCTTTCTGCGTGGCCGGTGTAATCTGATACATCAAACTTATAGTGGTTATCATTAAGGATTAAGTCACCATCCTGTGTGACTTCGCAAGAGGTTATTTGGGGGACATTGAACTTGAGAAACATACAAATACAATTTCCCCAACTCCTCTTAATCTCCTTAACCAAACTGTGGTCTGGCGTATTGCTTTTTACCATCTTGGTTTATCTCGTAATATCGGTTAGTCATCTTGTCGTAATAAAGATAGAGACTTCCCAACTTACCGACAATCTTTGGTTTTGCTTTCACTACTGTAACTTTCACTTGGTTGGGTTCGTAGGGAATCCCTTCCTCATCTTCCATACCATAGGGGCAACGCCATATATTGATAATCATCATACCCTTACGAGACCATTGCATACCTCCGGCAATATCATTCATCGTAGGAACATCTACATAGGGGATGCCGTTCTTGTACTTTGCTTGTTGGTGTTTGGTGTGTACGGTAACGATGGTGTGGTAGTCATTCTCTGAGGAATGCTTACGGACCTTAGTCAGCACATTACCAATAGCAATATCATCACGCACTCCTTGCGCTACATCGGTCTTGATTTCTGTGAATGGGTCAACGCAACATCCATCAATCTTGACTTGGTACTTGTTCTCAATCTCCTCCACAGCCGAATAGAATCCTTCGATGTTAAGGTCTCTGAGTCCCGAGTCTACGATGAAGAAATGCTTGGACACAAAGTCAATGGCTTTGTCAGCCTCCTCATCCGTAGCCATCATCTTGTCGTTTACAAGGAGGGGCTTACGGAGATACACCCAACAGAGTTCAGCGAACACCTCTACGGGTGCGCCTGTCTCTGGAGAATATACCGCCCACTTCCAATCTTCGTACTCGGCAAGATTCATCATAATCTCAAAGGTGAATTGTGATTTACCTTGGTGCGCTCCCGCATAAATGTATGTGGTGCTTCCGCGCTTAACGGAATACTTGTCGAACAAGGAATCGAATCCTGTCCAACATCCTTTCTTTACACCCTCATTCCGTAGAGTGAGGATGGAATCCTTGAGCATATTTGCATCAAAGATAAACTCTCTAAGTGTTGACATAGTTTGTGGTTATTTGAATTCTTTTTTATAATCTTTCTCCTCATAGTGGAATGACTCACCGAGGGGTTTGCTCTCGTAGATTTCTTTAATATGGAAATCGTACACCTTTTTGTTGGCTAATCCGCAATGGGTCATTATCTGCATCATCAGATATGCATTGCTGTTCATATCCTCCAAGGTCTTCCCACGGCTTACGAACTCGTATGGCACTTGCTTTGTCCCTCGAGTCAGATTCGTGTATCCATTGCCGTACTTTTTCTTCCAACTCAATGTCACTTTGTGATGGAATATCTCTTGTTTTTCTTCGCTCATTTTCCTCAATTCTTTCGTTGATATACTGGAGTCTTTCGTAGATTCTTGCTAATATCTTTTGGTGGTAGTGCATAGCACTTTGTAGGATTCGAAGTTCATCCCTGTAGTAGAACCTCGCCCCAAAACTCTTTTTGTATTTCATAAAATAGTAGAGATAAGAAAGGGGGCATATGCCCCCTCTCTCTCCTTACCAGTTAAATTAAACCACAAACCACTTAGAAAGGATAATCTTCTTTTGAATTTACAGGTTGCTTAGGTGCTGCAACTTCTCCTTGAATCTGCATATACTTACCACCATCGCGCTTGTCTTTCATCTCCAAGTTCACCCAACCTTTTTCGTTGCGGTGATTGGCTAATACTTCAAGGTCGTTTGGTCCGAGAGCAATCTTTACGATGCTTCCGTACTTAGTCTCTACTACCTTAATCTTTCCTACAAATTGACGCTGTTCCATTTCTTTAGTTTATTAGGAGTTCTTTAATGTGTTCGTACTTGCTTTGTAAATCCATAACCATCTTTCGCAAGTCGTTGATGGCGTGGTCGTAGTCTATTATATCTTTGGCATAGTTCTCAAAAAGAACAAGGGACTTATCGTACATACTCTTGTACGAATTGTCGCTCATCTTCTCGGAGTGAGAGTCCAGGTAATAGTGTACAGACTTGTTGTCTGCATTTATACATCTTGCTGTCTCGCTCTTTGAGAATCCATTCTCCACCATCATCACGCAGAAGATACTCTTTGCGATAGCGGCTTCTCTACGCTTTGTAGAGGACATAATATCGGAGATGCGAACATCACACGCTGAAGAAACGCAAGATAGAATGCGACTCTGTAGTGTGTTAAAGTTCGTACTCACGGGTGTAGTAATAGTTGTAGTCTCCATTTAAAAATAGTTCTCGGTATAGATTTATAGAAGTTTGAAGTTCCTTTAGCCCAGAGTTAAGGAAGGCATCGCTACACTTAAAGATTCCCACTTCATACGGAAACTCTTTCTCAACTACCACAAAGTAAAAGTCATCTACCTCAAAGAGATATTTGTACAATGCTGCTTGTTGGTTGTATAGCATATAGGATGCTCCTCTTTTAAATTCGGATAGGCTCTTTGCTGTGGTCTTTAGGTCCACAAGATATTTGCCGTTCCAATTATCAATGAGTGCATCTGCTTTCCCTTTTACTGGGATGCCCATCAGTTCAGAAACTGCGGGGACTTCGGGGGAAAAGTCACCCATCAGTTCTTGAACCTTTGTGCTGTTCTTCAACTTATCGTACATCTCATATACGCTGTTGAGTTCTTTGGGATTGAGGATATCTCTATCTGAATGCTCCATAGAAAACTTCTCCCATTCCTTTCCTCTACGAGTACCCTCGTATACTACCGCTGTCTCCTTGCCTTCAAGGAACAAAGCGTGTATTGCAGAACCTATGGAAAAGAAGTTTGTATTTGGATAACTCCACTTGTTCTCCCTCCAGAGTTTGAACTTGGTTGGAGATTCGCGTAGGAGTTTGAGAGAACTATTAGATAGGTAGGACCTATCTGCATAATACTCCTCATCATTCTTAAATTTTTCCTCAGTCATCGAGCATATTAGTTAGTTGATATATTAACTCTACAAGAGCCTCTTTATTTAGACTCATAAGATAGACCTCTTGGTCTCCAAATTCCTGGAGCAGATGTACACAATCGTCATCTTGGTCTGTCTCGAATCTCAGCGTAAAGAAATCCTCGTTTGTGAGGAAGGTCTTTTGTAATCTTCTCATCCGAGGATAGCCTTCATCGTCTTGTCATCAGCGATGTACTTGTCCTTGAGGGCTTGTCGTACTTGCTCCCCCTTACCATCGGCAACAGCCTTCTTCATCGAAGTGATTAGAGCCTCTGTGAGGGGCTTCTTCTCAGGTGCTTGAGATTGCTTTGCAATAGCCATTGAAACCTCGTTAGAGGATGCGATAGAGGTCTCGATACCGATACCCAAGTTACCAAGCGCACGCCCCCAAGCGGAGGTCTCGCAGTTCTCTACATAACTTGTCTTGTTGATATAGGAGGATGACTTGTCTTCTTGGGCAATTCCCGTAGCCATAGCGATACCATCGGCATTGGATACAGTGGCCTTGATGACACAGGATTCATCGGTAAGGTGTAGAATCTCGGAGGTTAAAGACCATCCCGCATATTGGTCTTCATTGCGGAAGTACAGCACACGCTGATTCACCTCGACATATTCCTTGCCTTTGATGTTGGTTGTTTTGAACTTGTAGTTACTCATTGGATTTGTGATTTAAATAAAGGCATTGACTCTCAATGCTTTCTTGTTTAACCTTGACAAATATCCCTTAAATATCAAGGCGTTGGATGTTCTTTTTAATATCTTCTTTGACT